TCGTCACAAGGCTCAGGTTTAAAGATTAATAAAACAGCTTAAGGATTAACCTATGAATAACGATCAAGGTATAGCCAAAGCTTATGAACACATGGCGGCAGATCGTGATGCGTTTCTAACACGAGCAAGGGCTTGTGCTGAATTAACTATCCCAACACTTATGCCTCCTGAGGGTCATAATGGGACTAACCAGTACGACACTCCTTATCAAGCAGTAGGGGCAAGAGGTGTAAACAACCTTGCCTCTAAGCTGCTAATGACTCTCCTCCCACCTAACAGTCCATTCTTCCGCTTAACCATTGATGATTACAATCTCATTGAGCTAGGTGCAGAAGGACGTGGTAAGGCTGAAGAAGCTTTGGGAAGGATTGAACGTAGTGCTGCTCAGGTTATAGAAACCAAAGCGATACGAGTACCGACATTCGAGGCTCTTAAGCAGCTTATCGTATCAGGCAATGCTCTTGTACATATGCCTAAGAATGGCGGCATGAAAGTATTTAGGCTTGATCGTTACGTTGTCAGTCGAGATACAATGGGCAACCTTCTTAAGATCATTACTAAAGAAACCATTGCTTATGATGCACTTCCTAAAGAAGTCCAAGAGGCTTTGCTAGAGAACCCTGAGTATCAGCAAACAGTTGATAAGAAGGAGTGTGATTTATTCACTTGTGTAAAACGTGATGGTAAGAAGTTTACTATCCATCAAGAAGTTAAAGGTATTATGATACCTAAGTCTCAAGGTACTTACCCTGAAGACAAACTCCCATGGATGCCTCTACGATTTATAGCTGTCGATGGTAGCGACTACGGTCGTTCATATTGCGAAGAGATAATAGGTGACTTGAAATCTCTTGAAGCTTTAACTCGTGCAATCGTGGAAGGCAGTGCAGCTAGTGCTAAATTATTATTCTTAGTTAGACCTAACGGTACAACCAAGATACGCAACATAGCCGACAGCCCTAATGGTGGTATCATCTCAGGTGATGCTAACGATGTGACAACACTACAAGCTAACAAGTTTAATGACTTCCGTGTTGCCCAAGAAACTATGCAAAAAATTACAGAGCGTTTGTCGTTTGCCTTCTTGCTTAATAGCTCAGTCCAGCGACAAGCTGAACGAGTAACAGCAGAAGAAGTGCGCTACATGGCTCAAGAGTTAGAGACTGCTCTCGGTGGTATCTACTCTGTCCTCTCCCAAGAGTTCCAACTTCCCCTTGTAAACTTACTACTCGCTAAACTACAAGATGAGAAGAAGATGCCTAAGTTCCCTAAGGACACTCTCAAGCCTCAGATAGTAACAGGCTTAGAAGCCCTTGGTCGTGGGCAAGACTTAAACAAGTTGTCAGCGTTCCTCCAATACTTACAACCACTTGGTCAACAAGTAATAGCACAGCAATTAAATGTAGATGATTACATTGATCGCTTAGGTGCTTCCTTAGGTATTGATACTTTAGGTTTGATTAAATCACCTGAAGAATTACAGGCTGCACAACAGCAACAACAACAGATGATGCAGCAACAACAGATGATGCAACTGGCCGAGAAGGGTGTAGCCCCTGCCGTTAAAGGTGCGGTCGAGTCTGGGATGATGCAGCAACAGCAGCAGAATGAGGAAGAATAATGGCTAAAGCAAAAAGATTAGGTGTGCCTCTTACAGAAGCTCAGAAGAAAACCAGAGCAAGAAGACAAGCAAAAGCAAAAGCTGAAGCTAAAGCACATGAAATGGCAGAGCCAGCAAAGAAGCAGCCTACTGGTCGAGGAAGACCTAAGAGAAAACCTAAGGCTGTCGGGCAAACTAAAGCTCATGATGCAGTTGCAAGCAAAGCTGAAAAAGAGCGTATTGAAAAGGCTAATAAAGCCAATGCTAAACTTGAAAGCAAAAAACCTGTTGTAGGTAATAAAGGTAAAGTTAAACCACGTCCCAGTAAGATAGCTCAAGACACTAGAGAGGCTAGAGCACGTCAGAGAATTCTCAATGAAAATATGCTAACTACTGAAGAGCGTAAAAGGCGAGAAAAAATAGCTGAAGAAAAACGTGCTAAAGAAGCTAGGGCAGCTCAAGAGAAGAAAGACTTTCCTAACAAAAGACGAACGGTTGTTGAGGGTAAGGCTAGAGCTAGAGCAGCGTTGAGAAACGCAGGTACAATAAAAACCAATGATCCTAAAGGTAGGTTTAAAAATAGCAAAAATAAAGTTCAAGCTCGACAAGTCAACCCACCTCGAACCAACGACCAAACTCCTGAAGCTAAAAAAGCAGCTCGAAAAGGAATGCTTAAAAAAGCAGGGTCAGTCGTTAAGGGTGTTGCTAAAGGTGCAGCTAAAAGTTTATTAAATATTCCAACATCATTAGGTATAGCAGGTCATCAACTAAACAAACAAACCATATCAAAGCAAAATGCGCTAGTAAAGGCAGGTAAAGGTAAGATTGTTTATAACAGAGGTACAGCAGCTAGAGGTACATCAGGTAGAACTTTTGTTCCTTTCACTAAAAAAGAACTTGCTGAAAGAGCAGCTAATAAAACTAAAGGCCAGCTCGCAGTAAAAAGAGATAAGGAAAGGAAAAGCGAAAACCGTGATAACTACATTACAAAAGATCCTAATAAAAAATTAGTCAACGCTCGTAGAGCTAAAGTAAAACCTAAGGCTGCTACTAAGCCTGAACCTAAACCAAAAGTTAAGCCTAAACCAAAACCAATAAATCCAAAATATAAGAAAAGTAAATTTGGTGTAGGTGATAGTAAGACAGTTGAGCACAAAGGCAAGAAACTAGCGAATGTAACTAAAGAGCAGTTGAAGTCTTCTGGCTTAAGCTTACGTCAGTATATGAACAAGTGGAACAAAACTGGTAAGCGACCTTAACTTTAAACTAAAGAGACTATAGTATGAGCACAGAGAATATTAATACATTTCAAGAAGACGGGGAATCACAAGAGTACGTAGACCAGATGGTTGAGAAGGGTGAGCAAATCGAAGCTAACAATGACCCTAACCAAGGAGAACGTCCTGAGTGGTTACCTGAGAAGTTCAACTCTGCTGAAGATATGGCAGAAGCTTATGCCAACCTAGAACAAAAACTAGGTCAAGGTGATGAGCCAGAACAAGAATACGAAAATGAAGTTGTTGATGAAGATGTAGAGTATGACGAAAATACTGATGCAGGTGATGTTGAGACAGCACTCGATGCCTCAGGGTTAGACTTTGACACCTTTCAACAAGAGTACAACGAATTAGGAGGCTTGTCCGAGGACGCATACAGTGCGTTAGAAGAGGCAGGTTTCCCACAGAGTTTGGTAGATAGTTGGATACAAGGGCAGGAAGCTCTCGTCAACAACTACCAACAGTCAGTCTACGATAGCGTAGGCGGGCAAGAAGCTTACAGCGAAATGATCGGATGGGCAGCAGACAATATGTCTCCACAAGAGATAGCTGCTTATGATCGTGCTGTAGATTCAGGAGACGCTGATATGGTACAACTGGCTATATCAGGATTGCGATCAATGTATCAAGCTGCTGAAGGTTCTGATCCATCATTAATAGGTGGACAGGCTACATCTTCGACAGGCGGTATTTATAGCTCTTGGGCGGAAGTCACAAGTGATATGAGTGATCCCAGATACGAGAGTGATCCAGCGTATCGCCAGACCGTTACAAACAAATTAGGGCGTAGCGGTAACATACAATAGTCTCTTTGGCCTCCTTCGGGAGGCTTTTTTAATTCCAAAAGAAACGACAACACAAGTACAATTACCTTTGACCCTCCGAGGAGGATAATCTCAGAGAACGGATTAGTGTTAAGTGGCTGAGTAGAATTATTCATTCATTTAAACATTTAACTAAAAGGTAAAATTATCATGGCATGGACAGATAATAACACTGCAACAGGCAGTGCTTCCCGACTAGGCCGAGCAGGTTCTTCGGGTAACGTAAACGACTTATTTCTTCGCCAGTTCGCTGGTGAGGTTCTGACCTCGTTTGAAGAAAAAAACATTGCGATGCCTCTTCACAGAGTTCGCACAATTAAAAACGGACGTTCAGCTCAGTTCCCAAGCATCGGAACTATCGGAGCTAACTACCACACTGCTGGTACACAAGTCTTCGGTGATAAAGCCGATCACGGTGAGATCACTGTAACTGTAGATGACCTCTTATTGAGTGCAGCTTTCATTCCTAAAATTGATGAAGCTATCAACCACTACGAAGTTCGATCTACTTACAGCAAAGAGATGGGTAATGCGTTAGCAAATGCTGCTGACCGTAACATCTTCTCTATGGTCTATCAATCAGCAACTGGCGCTGCTGTCACTAACGGTGACGCATCTGGTTACTGGTCTAATGCTGACTTCGCTGCTTTGTCTGACACTGACGGTGACGTTGGTTCTGCGGCTGGTGAAGCTGGTAAAATCGACATCGCTGGTGCTGCTGATGAAGGCGGTGCTTTCACTGCTGCTAACCTTGTAGACGGTGTGTTTGCTGCTTTACAAAAGTTTGACGAGCATGACGTTGGTGGTGAGAAATACTTAGTTGTTACTCCCCAAGCTTACTACAAGTTGTTCGGCTCTGATACAGCTCTTGCTGTTATGAACCGAGACTTCGGTGGTAACGGTAGTGCTGCTATGGCATCTGCTCCTACTATCGGTGGCGTTAAAGTATTAATGTCTAACCACTTACCAACCGCTGATAACAGCACTCCTGATCCACTAGCTAACACTGCTGGTTCTGGTAATGCTGGTAAATATCGTGGTGCTGGTACTTACAACGCTAACTTACATGGCCTTATCTTTACTAAAGATGCGGCTGCAACAGTTAAGTTAATGGACTTGGGCGTAGAATCTGAATACCAGATCGACCGTCAAGGTACTTTAATGGTAGCTAAGTACGCTATGGGTCACAACAGACTACGTGGTAAATCAGCTATTGCGTTAGTATCTTAAGCAATCCTATTGAGAGCATCCCTTCGGGGGTGCTTCTCTCTTTATTTTTTCATTGAGGTAAACATGACAACTCCAACAACAGAACTAGAAGCAGTAAACATTATGCTCTCTACTATTGGTGAAGCACCAGTAAACAACCTAGAATCTGGGTTGGTAGATGCTGAAACTGCTGAGACCATCCTCAAGAATGTTTCCAGAGATGTTCAATCACATGGGTGGAACTTTAACTCTGAACCAGATTACACCGTTGCGGCTGACACTAGCGGCAATGTTATTCTCCCTACGGAGATTGTGAGAGCTGACTTAGCGCAAAGCGAGACTAAGTTTAGAAGCTCTAAGAACGAATACATACAACGTGGTAATAAGATGTATGATAAAGTCAACCATACTTACAACATAGGAAAAGCTCTTAAGCTAGATGTTGTAGTCTCATTAACCTTTGACTTACTTCCCGAAATAGCAAGGCGCTATATAGCAATCAAAGCAGCTCGTATCTTTCAAGAGCGAGTAGTAGGAAGTGAAACTCTTTCAACAATGAATAGGAACGATGAACAACAAGCTTGGTTTGCCCTTCAAGAAATGGAAGGGGACAACAGTGACTACAATATATTCGATGACTACGGCACTGCAAGTGTCTTAGACCGTCACATTGGCACAAAGGTGATTTCAAATGGCTCTAGTTTCTAAAAGCATTCCTAACTTTATCAACGGGATTTCTCAACAGCCTCCTAGTTTACGTTTAGATAGCCAAGGAGAAGTACAGGAAAACGGTTACTCTGATATAGTAGAAGGCTTAAAGAAACGCCCACCCACCAAGTTTAAAAGAAAGTTAAATACAGGTAGCCCTACAAGCAACACTTACTTAACAGCTACTGAACTATCAACAGCACACATCCACACGTACAAGAGAAGTGCTACAGAACAGTTTACTGTTATACTTGTACCAGCAACTCCTAAGCTCTACGTCTATGACATTGAAGGTAGACTTCGATACGAGTCAGGCGTGAGGAGTTGGAACGCTAATGGAGATGAACTATCCGCTAACACAGATACAACTGCCCTTAGCGCATACTTTGGCACAAGCCTTAACAACCAACAAGTCACGGCAACCTCTGTGGCTGACTACACATTTTATGTAAATAAAGAAAAGGTTGTAGCTAGAGATGAAACATCTCCTGATAATGTAAGACCTTTTGAGGGTCTTTTTTATTGTAAATCTGCTAATTACTCCAGATCGTTTAAAGCATCGGTCACAGACACTAGCGATGTTGATGTAACTAACCTTGTAGGCTTTCTTAAAACTAAAGATGGCTCTTCTGCTACAGAAGCTGACACTTTACGAACTGGAGGTATAATAAATTATCTTTCTGGTATTTGGATAGGAGAAGCTGCTTTTTATACGACACCTAAACAATACATGGGTGTATCTCAATTTAATAATACCAATGTTACTGCGTGGCCTTCAGGTTATCTTAGGTATGCAAAGTATGGCCTACCTTTTTTTAGCGTTTCTAACTACTCTACAGATTTTAAAATAAGTGCTACTGATGATGATGGGGGAACTAATTTATTTGCCCATAAAGATACAGTAGCTTCTTTTACTACACTTCCAAAATTTGCCCAACAAGATTTTACCATACAAGTAGTAGGTGATAACCAAAAGAAAGAGGATAACTTTTACGTTAAGTATATAGGCAGTGACACAGCAGGTTCTTGGACAGAGTGTCCAGCTCCTTCACGACCTAACGCTAGTCAATACCACTCCTTCACTTCTTCTACGATGCCCCATACTTTAGTACAGAATGGTGACGAAAGCTTTAGCTTTACTACAGGTGCATGGGATGACAGGAAAGCAGGTGATGATGACACTAACCCTTTTCCAAGTTTTGTTGGAGGAAAGATTAACGATGTCTTCTTCCACCGCAACCGCTTAGGTTTCCTATCAGACGAGAATGTGATCTTTAGCGAAGCTAATGGTTACTTCAACTTCTTTAGAACAACTGTACGCTCCCTACTTGACTCTGCTCCTATTGATGTAGCAGTCAGTCAAAATGAAGTATCAATACTAAAGGCTGCTGTACCATTCCAAGAGCAGCTTCTACTATTTTCTGAGATTAACCAGTTTACCTTATCCGCTGACCAGCTACTTACACCAGCAGAAGTGTCTATAGATACCTCTACGAACTTTGAGTGTGATCTAACAGCGAAACCAGTAGGTGCAGGCAACAGTGTATTCTTTTCAGTACAGAACGGTACATTCTCAGGAATGCGAGAGTATTACACGACAGGTGATACAGAAGTAAAAGATGCTAACCTTATAACTGCACACGTTCCAAACTATCTTGCAGGTAGTGTAAAGCAGATGGTAGCTTCTACTAACGAGAACCTTTTGTTAGCACGTACTACAACAGATGCAAAAGAGTTATACGTTTACAAGTGGTATGAGAACGAGACAGAGCGTTTACAAAGCTCTTGGTCTAAATGGAAGTTTGATGCTAACATCGCTCATGTTGCTTTTAATAACGAAGAGATATTTATCATCTTTGAAGATGGTCGATTTGAGAGCATGACTTTAACTTTAGATGCTCAGTTACTCAATACTTACCCTATACATCTTGACCACCTACAGAAGTTTACAAGTGGTGCTCCCTCTATGGGCTACACTGATAGTAATCTTGTGTACTTTAACTCCAACGGTGAAGAGGTAACAGCAACTACAGCAGGGACTTTTTCTGTCCCCGTCTATGGTGGCATACCTTACACCTTCAAGTATCAAGTCTCTGAGCAAGTCTTTAAACCAGCTCAAGGGGATGCTTCGGACATTGCAAGGTTTCAACTTAGAAATATGTCATTCACCTACAACGACACTGGGACTTTCACAGTTACCCAAACTAACGGCAGGCGTGATCCTGTATCAGCAGTCTTTACTGGTCGATTACTAGGCAGTCTTAACAACCAGTTGGGTCAAGCTGCTGTAGATAATTTAGGCAACTTTAAAGTCAGTGTGCAATCACAAGCTAGCGAAGCTAAAATAGAGATTACAAACGCCTCACCACTACCTTCAGTATTCCAGAAGGCAGAGTATGAAGGCTTTGTATCCCTCAGATCAACAAGGATATAGCATGGGACATCATTATAGAAAGGCTGAGTTCTTGGACTGTCGTGAGATAGCCCCTCTCATGCGTTCTCAGGACGTTACGGAGATAGCCTATAGTAATGGCTTAGAGCCTTTAGAAGCTCTCCAAGGGTCTTACAATGCGTCTGAGGTGTGTAATTCAATCATACATGAAGATGGTAGTGTTGTAGGAATGTTTGGTGTAGCTAATGCAGGTATATTTGGCAGTCCTTGGTTACTAGGTACAGATAAGATTATAGAAACAAGAAATGAATTTATCCCCCAAGCAAAGACATGGGTAGAGGAGATGAACTCTATCTACCCTCTCTTGCTTAATTTCGTTCACGTAGACAATACAGTATCGAAGAGGTGGCTTAAATCATTAGGATTTGAATTCATAAAACTAGATAAAGAATATGGAGTAGGGAAACAACCCTTCTACCAATTTGTGAGGATTAAGAAAAATGTGTGAAGCAACTACATTACTAGCTATTTCATCTGCTATGTCTGTAGCAGGTACGCTAAATGCTGCTAATGAGCAAGGTAAGGCGTACACAGCAAACGCTAAAGCTGCTAACCAAGCTAAGATGCAAGAAGATGCTCAGAACGCTGAAATATTCGCACAGAAGCAGCAAGATGCAGCG